TCGTCTCGGCGGCAGCGGCGGCGGCTTCCGCGGATACCGGCAAATTCACGATCACCGTTGGGACGGCCCCTTGAGTTATTTCTTCCTCGCTGCCAGCGATGGGGAAACCGGCGACGGCGCGGAGTATGCCGTCAGCCGGGAATTCATCTTTTCGTGGGGGATCTACGAGGGCGTCAGCCAGGAATTCACCTTCATCAACGATATCTATGGGGCGGTCCAGGCGGCGTTCACCTTCAAGTGGGACATTCTCGGGTACGTCTCAAAACAATTCACTTTCAAGTGGAACATCGGGGAGTATATCGCTCGGGAATTCACCTTCGCGTGGAACGTCTTTTCCGTGGCTGCAGACATCGGCAGGAAAGCGAAATATAGTTTCAAGGCGGCGCCGGTCATAAATCGTTTCTATCGGAAGTACAGGAATGGCTAAACCGATCGTCACCATTACCCTGCTGACGCCGATCTCCATTCGGCTGTCATGGACGGGATCCGGTGATTTTGAAGTTTGGTGGAAATCCGACCATCCGGCCGGCCAGGAGTACGCCAAGCTCGCCCTCGTTACCGGAACGAGTTATGATGTCGGATCTCTGTCCTGGACAACGACCTATTATTTCAAGGTCCGGAACGTGGGCGATGAATTCAGCGACGAAATCAATGTTTTCGTGTGCTGCGGTCAAGCGGTTTTAGTGGGCCCGGGAGTGCCGATCGAAGGCCCCCCGGCGCTCATATACGCGAATTATTGGCAGCAATCCGTTGATGCAGACAACGGCAACGTGGCATTTGCCGGGAAAACGATCACCGACACGGCGATGCTTTTATATTCCCATGACGCAGGATTGTGGAGATATCTGGGGGGATCTTCTTACGACAACCAATTTCAGGCGGCGGTACGAAGGTTGCGCGATGCGATCGCCGTTTTCGATATGCAGTCGTGCTACCAGGATTTCGGTTGGTACAGGTTTTCTTATTGGGACGGCAATTCCTTCCGGTCGTCACAATTACCCCCCTACGATGCCGACGATTGTTGGAAGGAGATATCGCTTCCGTCCGTCACGCAGTCGATGGTGTTCAACGAAAACGGAAGGATCGTCGTTGCGGTCAATTATATAGACTGGTATCCCGTTACTCCGCTGATGACGTATGGATTGCGGTTCTCGAACGATCGCGGACTTACATGGTCTAATGAAATAGTAATAAAATCCATTGAGTTAAAAGATCCACAGAAAATCGCCCTTGCAGAAACGGACGATGGAACCGTTTGGATAACGATCGCAGGATACGATCAGGATATCCTTTACGCCAATTGGTCTAATGCTCCCGTCTATGCCGTGTATGAAATCTACAAGTGGACCGAATCTGGTGGATTAGTATTTCAGTTTTCTATAACCTCGGAATTAACAAACACATATGGTTCGGCGCCAACTTATCCAATAGTCGACCCCGCCTTATTGGTTTCACAATGCAGCATTTATGCAGAAGGCGGTAAAATAGTTCTTTGCTATGCAAACAAGCACACTCTTACCCATAGCGGAACCCCCTGGTTCGGGACGGTAGATGTCTATACAAAGGTAAGCAACAATTATGGGGCCACCTGGGAGGATCCAATTCTTCTTTCCTATTCTGGGGTTGTTCTACAAGCGTCGAATTGGAGGGCGACTACACCTGCGGTTTGCATATCAAGCGGTGTCCTCCTGGTGTTTATTTATGGGGGAACCTGGGACGTCAATGCTTACCATATTCTCCGGAGTATAGATGACGGAGTTTCCTGGTCGATTGTTTATAGTTTCCCGGCTCTTGTACCGAATTACGGGTACGATTGCCAGTTCATGTCGGACGGGGATCATGTGGTTTTTTCTGGCTGCGGAATGACCGTGGGGGAAGGAAACCCTTTGGTATACTTCGAGTCCCTTGATGCGGGGCTTACATGGGTTCCTATTGAAGTTATCCCGGAAGTTGTACCGCAAATTTTGGTGCCGGCCTGATGGATACCTTGACGAAATCCCCGATCGAGAGATTTCCGATCTATTTCAATTTCTCTACGGACATGATCGCCGGGGAAACAATAGTCAGCATTTCCGAATTCACCAGCATCAACCAGGCGACCGGCGAAAGCTCTTTTGAAGATCGGGCCTACGATGCGGGGCCTCCGGAAGTTCTTGCGATCGTCAAGGTGATCGACAGTTTTGCGATTCAATCTCCGGACGTACAGTTGGTGTTGAAAGACGGTGTAGAGGGTGACGAGCATCATATTCAATGCGTGGTAGTAACATCGGCCGGGAACATATTCCAGCGGGATCTCCTGCTCCGCATCCAATCCGAAGTGACCGACTCATTCGTAAAGCAACCAGACGATGCTTTCGCCTTCGATATGGATTTCACGCGCCGACTCGAGAGCGGAGATTCGGTTGCCTCCGCGGTTGTGGCGGCGGTCAAGGAATCGGACGGCTCGGATGCGGCGGCTCTTGTGCCCGGGGTGGCCGTCAGCACTCCGCTTGTAGCCGTTGCCGTCATCGACGGAGAGGACGGCGAAACCTATCGCCTGGGAGTCCAGGGAACAACGGCCGCGGGGTATGTTTATGAGAAATTCGTTCGCATGAACGTCCAGGAGTTTTGAGATGCCGGTAAAATCCTTCTCGTTCAATGAGCCTGAAAAGGGGATCGTCACGCAATTTCCATCGAACAGGGTGGCGTTTTCCACCGGGAACAACGTCCGGATCACGCCGGGATTCGTGTCCAAAACACCCGGGAAGGCCCTCATAACTTCCTTGCCAGACACACCGGCGATCCGGGCCATGTTCTCGTTCGTCGGTACGGACGGGGCGGTTCGGACGATCGCTTGCTGCGATGCCAAGGTGTTTGCCTACGATTCCACCTTCGCGTCCTATGTCGATATCACCCCCTCGCCGGCGCCCACGGGCGGGGCAACGGATATCTGGCAGTTCGAGCTGGTGGCGGGATTGCCGATCCTATCGAACGGAAAGGACGCCATCTGGAAGTGGTCATCCTATGCCGGCGTCCTGACGGCCCTCGCCGGCGCGCCTACTTACGCCAAGCGGATCTCGAGCTGCATGAACCGGCTTGTTGCGTCGAATCTTCTCGAGGGTGGATACACCTACCCTGGGCGAGTCCGATGGCCCGAAACGGGGAACCCGGAGAATTGGACGCTGGACACGACCAACAAGGCCGGCCGGCACGACATAATCTCGTACCATACCGGCGTGGCGGCTCACGCAAACGTCAAGGCGTCGATCGCCCGAGGCCATGAGATGTTCTTCTTCACGGAGCGCGGGCTGTGGAAGGCCGACTTCGCCGCGGCGACGAGGAATTTCATCATCGTCAACCCGATCACGGAGATCCTGTCCTCGAGGGCGCTTTGTAAGAAAGAGGAAACGATCTATTTCATCGGCAAAAACGATCTTTTCTGGTCCGGGGGTGGGGATCCAACGGCTTTCGGCTTGCCAATACGGGATGAGCTGTTCGATAACTTGAACGCCTCCGCGATAGCAACGGCCTTTGTGTTCGCCCCTTACGAGACGGCCGAAGTTTGGTTCTGTGTGGCAACCGGGGCCGACACGACGCCGAACAAGGCTTTCATCTACAACACGGAAACGAAATCTTTTTCAATCCAAGACGTTGATTTTTCCTGCCATGCAGAGGCTCTCTATACGGGCGTCCCTTACGACCTGGTGGGGAACGTCTCGGGGCAGATACTTCGGATGGACAGCGGTTTCAATACGGCCGCGGGGCTGGCGATCGACGGTCGGATCGAGACAGGGGATCTCGATTTTGGCCTCCCGAACAACGTGAAAACGATCGCGGAAGTGATTCCGCATCTTGAATATCAGGACACCGTGAGCGAACTGATGATCCAGGTCGGGGTGAAGAATCGCCTTCCTGACGATCTTCGCTGGTCGGATCCCGTGCCGTTCACGATCGGTGTTTCGGATAAATGCGACCTCAACGGATTTCGCAAGGGGGGGAAATTCGTCCGGATCCGGTTCTATTCGGACCTTGTGACGAGCCCTTGGAAGATGAGCGGCTACACCATCAACTACGAAGTGGGAGGTACAAGATGAACGATGTATTGGGAATGGTCCCACTGGCGCCGGCCAAGAGTCCTGTCATCATCGGGCTCCTTCCGTGCTGGAACAGGTTTTTCCTGGATCCGGCGTGGTCTGTGGTTCGCCCCGGGGTGGAGGAATTGGCGCAGATCGCACTCGGGGAATTCGATCCCTATTGGGTGTGGCAACAGGTTTACTCCGGGCAGTTCCAACTGTATGTCGCGTACACCGACAAGACCGGCACGGCAACCCCGGAGAAGTTCCAGGAAATGTTCGTGGAGAAGATCCGGACGCCCGAAAAGGATTATATCGGCTTCTTCATCCTCGATGTTTTCAGGAAGAAATCGGTCCACGTTTTCGCGGCGTACATCATGCCTGAATATCGGGACAAGAACATTTGGGAAATCGGAATGACGTACATCGAATCCCAGGTGAACATGATCGGAGCGAAAGAATTATCTGTCACGATGCCCAGGACCACGCTCGAATCCATGAAGGCTCGGGGCTTCGAGGAAGGGCTGATGAACATGAGGAAGATACTGAAATGAGCGGCGGGGGGGGAGGCGGTGGGGATTCGGTCATCTACACGAATCTTTTGCCGACCTATATCCCCGGGGTCCAGGCGAAGGTCGAAGAATGGATGACGGCGGCGAACGCTCTGTCCTCAAGCAATTTCAGCGCCTATCCTGATCCGACCTATGCGGCGCAGAACGTCGACGAAACGGACGGGATCGCGGCTGTCGCTGTTCGAGGACGGTCCGGATCCACGATCGAACTCGACGGGAAGGCGCATCTTCGGAATCTTTACGACGGCCTGAAACTCAACGTGAATACGAAGATCGTTTCTTTTTACGCGGCTCAGATTGCAGAACTGATCCAGTCCTTTGACGAGGAAGTCCTGCCGGCGATCCGGAAGAATTATGTTTTCGCCTGGGGAGGGAGTGAGCACAACGTCGCGGAGGCGATCGCCGCCGAAAAGATGATGGCGAAGATCAACGAAATCGCCAAGATGTTCTATGACGATTATGTTCACGAAAGGTCCCTCATGCAGCAAGGAATGGCTCACGCAACCCCCTACGGGCTCCAATGCATCCGGGACATGGAAATGCTCCGTCAGGCCGGGGTGTACGTCCGGGAATTCGATCAGGGCTTCAAGATGGACGCCTGGGAACGATACAACGAGGCGGCGATCCTGCCGGTGCGGAATCTCGATATCCTTGGAAACGCTGTCAGGACGGTCATGGCGACGACTCGGACAGCGACAGCGAAGTATTACAAGCCTCCGGTGTGGTCGCAGATCGCGGGTGTGGCAATCACTGGATTGTCGCTCTACTCGATGTTCTCAGGTACTTCCATGAACCCGTACACGAACGCAGCCGTGGCGAAGGTCGGAGCTCAAGCCGGGGCCAAAGCGTATTCATCCGATTTCATGGGATTCTCACGGGACAATCCCGAAATGATAGGACAATGACATGAGCGGTGGCGGCGGTAGCAGTACAAGCACATCGACGGTCAGGACCGTTCCGGATTGGGCGATCCCCTACGTCACGGCCTATTGGGATCAGGCTTATGCCCTCTGGCAAGCGGATACCCTCGCGGTTTATACCGGAGACGTTACCGCCGCACAGCCCCAGGACGAGATCGATGGGATCGCCGGCCTTGCGATCCGTGGGCGGTACGGAGATCAGGTCATCACGAAGGCGATTGCCTACGAGAATGACGTCATCAACGGGGGTTTCCTTCCTGGGACGAAGGCGGCTTTTCTCGCGGCGCTGGCGCTCGTCACCGGGAATTCGACAACGGACTTCGCATCGGTCAATTCGAGAATCGGCCGGAAGCCCCTTTTTGTCGGGGATCCGGATTCGGCTCTTCTGGCGCAAACCCTTGTAGCGGGAACACCGGCTCTCTATAACGCCCGGATGAGCGCCCTGATCTATGCAGATAATTTCCGCAAGGAGCGAGACATTCAGGATCACGGGCTCGCCTACGGCGTGGAAATGGGGAAACATGCGGCGATCGACGCGGAGGCTCTTCGCAGGGCTGGCCTGTATCAGCGGGAATACCTGCAGGGAACCTACGAACTCTCTCATCGGCTGTTTGTGGAGGGGCAGGAAATCGCGGTGGCGAATCTCGAACTCATGGGGAACGCGATTCGGGCCCTCACGGGAAGCCAGCAGACTACGCAAACGACTCAAGAGGGCGGCAGCAAGATCATGGGCGCGGTTGGCGGAGTGATGGCCGGGGCGATGATCGGATCTTACTTCGGACCGTGGGGAACAGCGATCGGAGCTGTCGTCGGTGGTGTGATCGGCTGGTTCGGATAAAAGGGGGAAGGCTATGGCTGAAATCACAAGCGGCTCGCTCATCCAGGATTGGTACGATCGATATGTGGCGCCACGAAAGCGGCCCATTTCCCTGTCGTCCTC